CTTATTGCTAAGTTGACTGCAAATCTTAATGATCTTAAGTATCAACTTGAAGAAGTAAAAAATTCAAGAGACACATTTAATATCATTCAGATCCAGGATACTATGATACATGTCTTGTACGCGCGTGATAAGTTTAAAGATGATGTAATAGCTAGACAAGATACTATAATCATAGCACAGAGATACATTATAGATTCTAAGGATACTATCATTACTACACAGAAATTTGATATCAAGAAATTAAAAAGACAAAGGTTAGGACTTAGCATCTATGGATTATTAATGACTGGTGTCGCAATACTTAAATAATGGACGCATTACTACTAGATAAATACGTAGACTTTACCAAAAAATGGGAAGGTGGACTATCAAAAGATAAAGCAGATAGTGCATCTAAGTTTCCATGTCCAACTCCTTATAAAGGTTTGACTGGTTATCATACTAACATGGGTATTACTTATGCTGTATGGAAAGAGTTCTACGGTAAAGATAAAGATCAAAGATTCTTTAACATGTCAGATGAAGACTGGTTTAATATCTTCAAGACATCATACTGGAATGGAGTTAGAGCTGATGAGTACAAATCTCAGAATGTAGCTATTTTTATTACAGGAATGGCTTGGGGATCAGGTAAATCTACAGCTGTAAAATTATTACAACAGGCTTTGATTAACTGTGGTGTATTACCTAAAAATGGTAAAGACGGAGTCTTAGGTAATAAAACTATTGCTGCAGCAAACTCATTAGAACCAAGAGTTCTATTTGATGCATTAACTGCAGAAAGAGAAAGATTTTTTAGATACATAGGAAGACCTGGCACTAAGAATGCTAAGTTCTTAAAAGGTTGGTTAAATAGATTAGAGGACTACAAAAAAACTTTTAGACCATGAAATACAGAAACTCTTGGAGATCCAAAAATAAACAATGGGACAAATTAGCTATTAGAGCTAGACTAGGCGCAATTGACTTTTTAAGCATAGAAGTAGATATATCTAGAAGCTTTTATATGTTGACAGTTTTAAACTTTACAATTAAAAATAGATAATCATGAAAAACTTTAAAGGACTACATAAGTATGCGCAAGGTGGAGTCAATACTGAAACTTTTGCTCCAGGTAACGCATCTAAAACTAATATGGTAACTGCTAATCCATCTCGTGTACCTGAAGCTATGGCTGGCTTAGGTGACGGTGGCGGAAAAAACAAAGGCAGTAAGAAAGCCAGAAGTTATAACAAGAAGCACATGGCTAAGATAAATTGTTACAAGCCAAATCATTAAAACTTATATCACTACATTAACCCAGGGAAGATAACTCTCTGGGTTTTTTAGGTTTAAATATTTTTGGTTTAAACTTTTTTGTATATTTGCTTAAACTTAAAAAGTATAAAAATGGATAACCAACAAGAAAAAGAAGTAGAATTAACTGCAGAAGAGTTAGATCAGAAGAAACAAGACATGCTTAAATTCTATACTGACTCATTACCTTATTTAGAAGCTCAATCTAAATATGAGAAGTTATTAGCTGAGATTGATGAATACAGATTTAAGAGAACAAGTATTCAACTTCAGTATGCTATGATGATGCAGGAATCACAAAGAGAACAGGAAACAGAGACTGAAGAAAGATATCAGACTGAAGAAGAACCTGTAAAAAGAACACTTAAAAAAGATTAATACACAATGGCATTAGTAAATCAAGTACAGAAACGTGCTGTAATGCCTAAGTGGGATGTGATTAAATATCAGATCTTAACTCACTGTTATCTGAATAAGATTTCAGTGAGTGAGTCTGATCTTAATTGTTTAACTCTCTTAAGTATTACAGGACCAATTGAGATTACACATTTCTGTTATGATGCATCAGCTGAAGAAGATTGGATTTTTAAATCTCCTCAAAGTGTGAGAAATGCTTTAAATAAAGCAGAGAAAAACAATCTTGTAATCAAGGATGTAGATAACAAGAAGTTGATTAAGATCAATCCCTTATTGAAGATTCAGGTAGAGGGAGACATATTGTTGGATTATAAGTTTTTAGGCAAACATGATTCCTAAGAAACCCAACATATTATACAAGGAAATTGCTGAAGAAAATGACATCAGTGAAAATCTTGTGGATGCTTTAATAGGCTTTTACTACAAGGATGTAAGAAAAGAATTATCCGGTCTAACACATACAAGAATTAATATTGATGGGTTAGGACAGTTTGTAGTAAAGGCTAGAACGGTGGATGCTCTTATACTTAAATGTGAGAGAATCATAGCCAAGACTGATAACTATAAGTTCTCTAGTTACTTTAATAAGAAAAGACTAGAAGGTAAACTAGAGGAATTAAGAGCTATTAAAGTTAAATTGGATGCAGATAAAGAAAAGAAACAGGAATTTTTAAAAGAGAAAAATGAAAGGAAAGCTAGCAACAATTTGGAAGAATAGAAAACAGATTCTAGAGGGTATGACTAATACTCTTATACGTGATGAATTTGTTGAAGAGGTGGCAGAACATAGAATGGTTATATGTGATGCATGTCCTAAGAAAGATACTATTGGTACAGACTGTCTTGTATCAGGTACACAACCATGCTGTTCTTTATGTGGTTGTTCTCTTAAGTTTAAAGTAAGAGCTTTATCTACTGAGTGTCCGGATGGCAAGTGGAAAGCTTTGATGACAGAAGAAGAAGAGGATAACCTAGAAAATTTAGAAGATGGAGAATAATACTATAATAGATCTTAATAGTTTACCTGAATCAAACTGGGATCCAAAAGAACTTATTGCTATGATGAAACAACAAAAGACTATGCCTATTTATACTACTGATACAAATACTTATGTAGGAGGAATTACTCCAAGTTCAAGTATATGGGGTCAAACAGAAAATCCTTATAGACCTCTAAAAAGTACTTGGGACTTAATAGAAGAAATAAAACTAGAGAATAAAATATTAGGTATAAGACTGCTTGTCTTAGAAGGAGTATTCACAAAAGAAGAAGGTGATAATATTAAAGCTATGCTTACTTCAAATGATGAAGCCTCAGTCACATTAGCAGAAACAATTTTAGAAAATGCAGAACAGTAGAAATATGGTACTATACACAGGTGCTGCAGGAGCAGATAAGATAAGTCATCTACTAGCTGTGCACTATTTTAAAGAAGTTGTAAATGATATGTTAGATGAAAAAAAGGTTAGTCTAGAAGAAGGAACTAACTTAAAATCAATGCTGAATTCAGAGGATAGAGATAATTATGAAATTGCTGTAATGGCTATAAATCACATACAATATGAGCATAGTATTTAATGCTGTAGATCACAGTTACAAGAGTGTAGATACTACAGAAGATATAAAATGGATTAGTGTAACAACATTAGTTGGCCAATTCAAGGCTCCTTTTGATGCTAAAGCTGTAGCAGCTAGAGTAACTAAAAGTAAAAAATCAAAGTGGTATGGTATACCACCAGAAAAAATTGAACAGATATGGATCAATGAGGGATTGCGTGCAACTACTCTTGGTACATTCTACCATAATCAAAGAGAGGCAGATTTATGCAGTTTTGCTTCATTAGAGCTTGAAGGAGTTACAATACCTGTAATCAATCCATTGCCTGAGTCAGAGGGTCTTAAATACGCTCCAAATCAAAAATTGGATGATGGTGTATATCCTGAACACATGGTCTATCTAAGATCAGCAGGAATCTGTGGACAATCAGATTTAGTAGAAGTAGTAAATGGTAAGATAAACATCATTGACTACAAGACAAATAAAGAGATCAAGACAGAGTCTTTTAAAAACTATGAGGGTATATCAGCTAAGTTACAGTATCCAGTATCACACTTAGATGACTGCAACTTTAATCATTATGCAATTCAGTTAAGTATCTACATGTACATCATGTTAAAACATAATCCTAAACTTAAACCAGGTAAGATGTTTATTCATCATGTACTGTTTGAGATTGAAGGAGAAGATGAATTTGGGTACCCAATAACTAAGTATACTCCTGAAGGAGATCCTATGGTAAAAGAAGTTATACCAATGGAAATACCTTATTTGAAAGATGAAGTAATCAGTATAGTTAACTGGTTACATGACAATAGAGATAAAATTAAAAAGAAGTAATATGTTTGAATGTAATCTAGTAATGGAGAATAAGAAGCTCCGAGAAATGACAGGGCAAGAAAATCTATTGTTTTCTCCTTTTGCTTTTGACTTAAGTGTAGTTACGGGTTACCGTCAATCAGTAAGTGATGATGGTGAACTAGAAGATTATACTGTAGTTTACACAGAGTTTGGAGATGTATGGTGCATTGATGTTTCTTTTGATGAATTCAAATACACTTTTAAAAAACACGAAGATGATAATAAAACTGTTTGATGTTCAGAATGGTATTGTAGTACCTACTGAACATTGCTATACACTAAAGGCCTTAAAGGACATCATGGATAATTATCCAGAGGATTACTTGAAGATATACTTATATCTATTCTATATGACTTGTCCTAATCCTGATTTGAATCCTTTCTTCTATACACCAGCTATGGACAAAGAAGAACTTATCTTAGATCAGATAGAGGCTGAGTTTTCTCCAGAAGATGAAGATGTATATGCAGCATTAGAATTCTGTAAAAGAATGTATGAAACTCCTACCTCACGCGCGTATGATGGAATGCAGAAAGCTTTAGACAGAATAGCAAGATACTTAGCTACTACTCAGATCACTGATGGTAAAGATGGTAACATTGCACAGATTAGAGCTGTAGCAAAAGACTTTGATGGTATTAGACAATCTTTCAAAGGTGTCTACAAAGATCTACAGGATGAACAACAAAGCAAGGTGCGCGGTGGTCAAGGTCTTGCATATGATAGCTAATTATGGAAAACATTTACACTGACATACCTACTTGGGATAATGGTACCTGGACTACTACTAGTTTTAATTCTAGAGAAGAATGGAGAACCTTTGTCTTCAGTATATTTAAAGAACCTGGTAAATATGAGTTTGATGAAACAAGTAATACTATATTTAATATTGAATCCACAAAGTTTAGAAGAGACAAGGTCTATTGCGTTGCACCTTTTAAATCAAAGGACTTTGTTAATTACTGGGATGATCAAAAAGCAAAATGTAGATTAGGAGTAATAATTAAGTCAGGTACTAAGACTTGGTATCTATCTAGAGATTATTACATGTGGTTGAACTTCTTACCTATCTTTGATAAGGAGCAACAAAAATTTGACTTTGCTCAGATACGTGATGCACAATATCATATGGCATTGTATGAGTGTCTAGCAGAGTTATTCTATCAGCATGCAGCTATTCTTAAGAAACGTCAGATAGCCTCATCATACTTCCATGCAGGAAAACTAATTAATCAATTATGGTTTGAAGCAGGGGTAACACTTAAGATGGGAGCAAGTCTTAAAGATTATATCAATGAGAAAGGTACTTGGAAATTCTTATCTGAGTATGCAGCTTTCTTAAATGAGCATACAGCTTGGTACCGTCCTATGTCACCAGACAAGGTGATGATGTGGCAACAAAAGATTGAGGTAAGAAAAGGAGATAGAAAAGCTGAGGTAGGTCTTAAAGGAACTATACAAGGTATGTCTTTTGAAAAAGATCCTACTAATGGTGTAGGGGGACCGGTTAAATACTTCTTCCATGAAGAGGCCGGAATTGCTCCTAAGATGAATACTACCTTTGGATATATTAAGCCAGCACTTAAGTCAGGTTTAATTACTACAGGTATGTTTATTGCAGCAGGATCTGTAGGGGATTTAGATCAGTGTGAACCATTAAAGAAAATGATCCTTGAACCAGAGGGTAATGATATCTATGCAGTACAGACTAATCTTATAGATGAGAATGGTACAATAGGTATGTCAGGTTTATTTATTCCTGAGCAATGGTCAATGCCACCATACATAGATGATTATGGTAACTCACTAGTAGAAGAAGCTCTTAAAGCTTTAGATGAGTACTTTGAGAAATGTAAGAAAACAATGGATCCTGAAGATTATCAATTAGAGATATCTCAGCACCCAAGAAATATTGCAGAAGCTTTCAAACACAGAAAGGTTTCTAAATTCCCATCTCACTTAGTAACTGCACAGATTAAACGTATTGAAGAAAAAGAGTATGCATATGAATACTTAGATATCTTCCGTAATGAAACAGGTCAGGTAGCTGTTAAGGAGAGTAGAAAATTACCTATTGCAGAGTTCCCTATTAGTAAAAAGACAGAGGATAAAACCGGATGTCTTGTAGTATGGGAGAGACCAGTTAAAGATCCTAGCTTTGGAATGTACTATGCATCTATTGACCCCGTGGCTGAGGGAAAGACAACTACCTCAGAATCACTATGTTCTATATATGTAATGAAAGCTCCTGTAGAAGTTACTAAGGTAACTATGGGAGAAACAGAAACTTATATTGAACAGGATAAGATAGTAGCAGCATGGTGTGGCCGCTTTGATGATATCAAGCAAACACATGAAAGACTAGAGATGATCATTGAATGGTACAATGCCTGGACAGTAATTGAGAACAATATATCACTCTTCATAGGTTATATGATTTCCAGAAAGCGTCAGAGATACTTGGTACCTAAAGATCAGATAGTATTCTTGAAAGATCTTGGTGCCAACAAAAGTGTGTATCAGGATTACGGATGGAGAAATACCGGTGTATTATTCAAACATCACTTACTAAGTTATGTGATTGAGTATACTAAGGAAGAACTAGATACTGTAACTAAGGACGATGGAACTATTGTAAAGACCCATTATGGTGTAGAAAGGATTCCGGATATCATGTTACTAAAAGAAATGCATGCATATGTAGATGGACTCAACGTGGATAGACTAGTAGCATTCTCAGCACTTGTTGCTTTCATGAGAATACAGCAAGCAAATAGAGGATATACTAAGAGAGTCATCATGGATGATGCAAGTAAAAACTTGGAAAAGTCAAAAAATTTGTATAAATTAAATAGTAGTCCTTTTCGTAATATGGGAAAGGCTAGAAAAATCAATGGAGAGGTATTTAAGAAATCACCATTTAAAAACTTTAAATAAGGATTATGCAAGTATATAACGCACTGCAACTCAAAAAGGGAGCAAAAGTAGAACATAACAGATTGGGTAGTATAACCCAACCGTTGCAATTTTTGCCAAAGTCTGAAAAAGATGAGCAATGGGCTGCTTGGAACCTTGACTGGTTAGAATGGAATGGTCTTAAGCAGATCAAGAGAAATGCAAGAAGACTGATGAAAAATTACAAACTTGCAAAAGGGATCATTGATAAGACTGATTACATTGTAGAAGAAGACAATGACTATAGAGATATTATTGAAACTCTTACACAAGAAGATCAATCAGCTTTAGAGTTAAAGTTCTATCCTATTATACCTAATGTAGTTAATGTACTAGTAGCAGAATTTGCTAAGAGAAATACTAAGCTTACATATAGAGCTGTAGATGAATTCTCCTACAATGAAATGATGGAGCAAAAGAGAGCCATGGTAGAAGAAGTTCTTATGGCAGATGCTCAAACTAAAATACAAAGTGCACTTATGGAGCAAGGATTAGATCCTCAATCAGAAGAAGCACAACAACAATTAAGTCCAGATAACCTTAAGAGTTTACCAGAGATAGAAATGTTCTTCAAGAAAGATTACAGATCTATGGTAGAAGAATGGGCTAATCACCAACATAAAGTAGATGTTGAGAGATTCAAAATGGATGAGTTAGAAGAAAGAGGTTTCCGTGATATGCTTATTACTGACCGTGAATTCTGGCATATGCGCATGATGGAGGATGACTATGAAGTAGAATTGTGGAATCCTGTATTATGTTTTTATCATAAGTCTCCGGATGCAAGATATATTTCTCAATCAAACTGGGCTGGTAAAACAGATATGTTAACTGTAGCTGATGTTATTGATAGATATGGTTACTTGATGACTGAAGAACAGATGGCAAGTCTTGAAGCAATTTATCCTATCAGATCCGCAGGTTACAATATCCATGGTACTCAGAATGACGGGAGTTTTTATGACGGGACCAAGTCACACGAGTGGAATACCAACATGCCATCTTTGGCAATGCGTCAATTCACTACTGCAGCTGCCAATAGTATTTATCAAGGAGGAGATATTGTTAACTACATCTTATCTGAAGGAGAGGACTATTACGATCAAGGAACTGCTTACTTATTAAGAGTAACAACAGGTTACTGGAAATCACAACGTAAAGTAGGTAACTTAACTAAGGTAGCTGATAATGGTGAGGTGACAACTGAATTGATCACTGAAGATTATAAGATTATAGACAAACCTATCTATGATACTAGATTGTTCAAGAACAGAACTAAGGAGAACTTAGTGTACGGAGAACACATAGACTGGATATGGATTAATGAAGTATGGGGTGGTATTAAGATTGGACCAAATATTCCTTCTTTCTGGGGTATGAATAATCCAGGTGGATTTACTCCTATCTACGTAGGTATAGATAAACCTATGGTAGCTCCATTAAGATTCCAGTTCAAAGGTGATGCAAGTATCTATGGATGTAAACTTCCAATTGAAGGAGCTGTATTCTCAGATAGAAATACTAAGTCTACAGCACTTATTGATTTGATGAAACCATATCAAATTGGATATAACATTGTAAATAATCAGATTGCTGACATCTTAGTAGATGAGTTAGGTACAGTAATCTTACTTGACCAAAATACATTACCAAGACACTCATTAGGAGAAGACTGGGGGAAAGGTAACTTAGCTAAAGCTTATGTTGCTATGAAGAATTTCCAGATGTTACCTTTAGATACTTCTATTACTAACACTGAGAATGCACTTAACTTCCAGCATTTCCAAAAACTTGATCTAGAACAGACTCAAAGGTTAATGTCTAGAATCCAGTTAGCTAACTACTTTAAGCAACAAGCTTATGAAGTTATTGGAGTTAACCCACAACGTATGGGTCAACAGATTGCACAACAAACAGCTACAGGTGTAGAACAGGCAGTTAATGCTTCTTATGCACAGACAGAGACTTACTTTATTCAGCACTGTGATTATTTAATGCCAAGAGTACACCAAATGCGTACTGACTTAGCACAGTTCTATCATAGTACAAAGCCTTCATCACGTCTTACTTACATGACCACGGCTGATGAGAAAGTTAACTTTGAAGTACATGGGACAGACCTTATGCTTAGAGATATTAATATTTTCTGTACAACTACAGCTAATAACAGAGCAATACTTGAGCAGTTAAAGTCTATGGCTTTACAAAACAATACTACTGGAGCTTCTGTATATGACTTAGGTAAGATTGTTCAGTCTGATTCTATTGCACAAATGAATCATGCTCTTAAAGAGTCTGAAGAGAAAATCAACAGACAAAAACAAGAAGAGCAACAGCATGCTAAAGAAATGCAGGATCAAATGCTTGCATCACAAGAGAAGCAAAGACAAATGGATATCCAAGCTAAAGCTGAAGAACAAGATAAACAACTTCAAAACAATGTTGTTGTTGCTGAGATCAGAGCTGCTGGATACGGTGCTGCTGTGGATGTTAATCAGAATCAAATGTCTGACTATCAAGATGTTATGAAAGACATCAGACAGGAACAACAATATCAAGATCAATCACAGTTAGAAAGATTAAAGGAGTCTAATAAACAGATGAATAATAATCAGAAGACACAGATGGAAAGAGAGAAGTTGCAGACTCAAAAAGAGATAGCAGATAAACAATTACAAATTGCTAGAGAGAATAAAAATAGATTTGATAAAGGTGGTTCAGATAAGAAGAAGAAGTAACTAGCTATATAGTGCCAAAAATGAATTCTGAAAATACCTAGATTTTAAATTTTAGAAGTTTATTTGTATAATAATTTGTATATTAAAATAAATAACCAATATAAAACCAACATGAATATAGAAGAAGAAAAAGCTCAAGATCTCACAACGGTGAGTCAAGTAGATGTTAACTTGGATGAGCTCTTTGGAATGCCTGGTGCAGAGAACATTATGACTCCTGAAGATGGCAAAGAACCAGAGAAGCCTAAGACTATGTTTACTAAAGAAGAAGTAGATATATCGTTCATTGACAAACCTACAGATACAACAACTGTAGAACAGAAAGAAGAGATTAAGGAAACTATAGATGAACTTAATGATCTTATCACTCAAGAAGAGGATGCTGGTAATAAAGGCAGACCTAAAGTAGATAAGTCAGGTCTTTATGAGTTAGCTCAGAAAATGATTGAAGAGGGAAGCCTTTTTGCATTTGATGATGATAAACCATTAGAGGAATATACTACTAAAGACTTCAGAGAATTGTTTGAGGCAAACTTTGAAGAAAGAGAGAATAAGATTAAGGAATCAGCTCCGCAAGAATTCTTTAAAGCATTACCTGAAGAACTACAAGTTGCAGCTAAATATGTTGCAGATGGTGGTCAGGATCTTAAAGGATTATTTAGAACTCTTGCACATGTTGAAGAGATCTTTGAATTAGATCCAGCTGAAGAAGGTCACCAAGCAGAGATTGCAAGACAGTATTTGTATGCAACAGGTTTTGGTACTCCAGAGGAAATTGAACAAGAGATCCAAGACTGGGATGAAATTGGTAAGCTTGAACAAAAAGCTAAACAGTTTAAACCAAAATTAGATATGATGCAAGAAGAGATTGTATCTAGACAGTTAGCAGAACAAGAGCATAAGAAACAACAACAAGCTGCTCAAGCTAAAACTTATATGGATAATGTATATAATGTATTATCTGCAGGAGAATTAGCAGGAGTAAAACTTGATAAGAAAGTTCAAGGGATGTTATACTCAGGATTAGTACAACCTAACTATCCTTCTATCTCAGGTAAACCTACAAACATGTTGGGACATCTCTTAGAGAAGTATCAGTTTGTAGAACCAAGACATGATCTGATTGCAGAAGCATTATGGTTATTAGCAGATCCAGCAGGATATAAGTCTAAGATCCAGGAACAAGGTGGTAAAGTAGCTACAGAAAAAGCAGTAAGAATGCTTAAGACTGAAGAGGCTAGAAAGATCACTTCTTCTAATGCTCAAGAAGATGAACCATCTACAAGAAAAACAACACAAAGAACTATCAGTAGAAATACTGGTGGAAGTATATTTAAAAGATAAAATAATTATTAATTAACAAACAAACAATGGCAACTCCAGTTTTAAACAATGGGATATTCCTACGTGATACAGCTTACCAAGCTTCTTCACACTTGGATTCATATCACCTTGTGAACATGTTGAAAGATGCAGAACCAATGGATTTAGGTCCGGTTGATCTTTGGGCAATGGCACAAAAAGTAGAAATGCCTCTTTATCAGCTATCTAGCTTTGGAGGTAAGAACATTATTAATGTGGATAATGCACGCGGTGAATACCGTTGGCAAACTCCAGTATCTATTGACCTACCTTATATCGTAGAAGATATTGAAGCTGAGAATGACTTCAAAGGTGTTGAGGGTACAACATTTAAAATTAAAATCAACAAACGTGAGTTTGGACATGGTGATATCATTACCTATGACAAATACAATGGTGTTGAGATGTACATTACAGCTGATGACATTTTACCTATTGGTGATGGATTCATCTATACTGTACAATTGGTAAACAATGACAACTACAAATACTTGGATAACAAGTACTTGGCTAATGGTACAAAAGTTTTCCGTAAAGGTTCTGCACGTGGTGAGTATGGTGAAAGATTCTCTGACATCCAAACTAACACAGGTTTCCGTGAATTCTACAATTATGTAGGAGGTGCTGAAGCTCACGTACATTATTCAGTATCATCTCGTGCTGACTTGATGATCAAAGGTGGAATGAATGCAGATGGTACAGTTCCTGTAACTGAGATCTGGCGTACATTTGATAAAAACATTGACCCTGCTGTATCTTCTTTAGAAGACATGGTTAAGGTTATGGGTAAAGATAAAGTTAAAAAAGCATTTGATAACGGAGACTTATCACGTACTTTCTTGACTAACATGGAAGCTGCTCACTTAACTAAGATTGCTTCTGACATCGAGACTTACTTGATGTGGGGACATGGAGGTAGAGTACGTCAAGACGGACCAGATGATGTAAGATTGTCAGTGGGTCTTTGGAAACAGTTGGATAACTCTTTCAAAAGAATCTACAACAAAAACAACTTCACATTAGATTTATTCCGTGGAGAGATCTACAACTTCTTCAATGGTAAAGTTGAGTTCCAAGGACCAGATCCAAAACGTTCACTAGTTGTACAAACTGGTATGGGTGGTATGCGTATGGTTAATGAGGCAATTAAACGTGAGGCTATCTCTTCAGGTTTATTGATTCAGGCTGCTGATATCGGTGCTATCACAGGTAAAGGTATGGACTTGAACTTTGGATTTGCTTATACATCTTATGTTATTCCTTTCTTGGCTAACGTTAAGTTTGTATTGAATCCTGCATTTGACAACGTACATACTAATGATATTGAGAACCCTATCATTGATGGTTTCCCATTATCTTCTTACTCATTCATTATTTTTGATATCACAGATAATACTAATGACAACATCTACATGTTGAAATTATCTTGGGATAATCAATTGAAATGGTGGTACCAAAATGGAACAATGGATTACATGGGTCGTACTCAAGGATTCCAGTCTTCAGGACAGTTCAACGGATACCGTGTGATGATGTCTCAAACAATGCCAGCTATCTGGGTTAAAGACCCTACTAAAGTGTTGAAAATTGTTATGAGAAACCCAATCACTGGTGGATCATTCTAATATGTCAAAACTAGGGAGAGGGTTAAGGCTCTCTCCCTTTTTATTTAATAACCAATAAAAACCAACAATTATGAGTTACACACACATTGAAGTAACAAAAACAAACAAGTCTAGTGCTATTAGCATTAAACCTTATTTTGACAATTCAGCATCTAACATGGGATTAGAAAGTTATGGTCTATCTTTATTTGATGGAGTTAAGCACCATGAGCAGTTAGGATGTACTGAGAAAAATGGAGTAGTAAGATATCTTACTGGTCTAAATGAATTTGCTCCAGAGATTAAATTAATCCGTGAGCCAGAAGTAAAAGAAGCAAAGATTAAAGAGATCAGAACTGCAGTAGCTGAGTTAGAACAAGAGTTAGCAGCTAATGTAATTGATATTGATGATCCACATTTTTGGAATAAAGTAGTATTGTTAAAACCTGATAATGGAGATTTCTGGAATAAGATATCTATATCATGTGGTAATGATCCTGTATTCCTAGACCCAAGTGATCCTTATGACAGAATTAAACTATATGCAATTGAAAACGGAGGATTCTCTATTGTTGCAAGAAGTTATGATGATGCAAGATCAAAAGCTGTTCCACCTAAATTTTACTTAGATAAAGTTGAGGAGACAGTTACTATTAAAACTGAATACAAAAAACTTAGAAATAAAGCACTTGCTGAGTTACAAAAATTGTTTGATAAGAACAGCACTAAGTTGTTATATGTTGCTAAGGCAGTAGATACAGCTAGTACACAGTACAAGAAAACAACACCAAATGATATCATCTATGATATGATGGATAGACATATCAACGGTGAAGGTACAGAAGGTAACAAAGAAAGAGCTGCAAAAGGATTCTTAGAAGCTGCTGCAATGGACATGGAGTCATTAAAAATTAAAGCAATTGTTAAAGATTCCGTATTTTTTAAGTATATTATAAATAAGGCAGATGGACATATTTACCATGCATCATCAAGTACATTGATGGGTAGAAATGTTTCTGATGTTATTGAGTTCTTGAAGAACCCTATGAATGAAGATATTTTAAAAGATCTTAACGGGAAAATTGAGAAGCTCTGGAATATGTAATTTTTATAAACTATATAAGTCATGACTAAGAAACCTAGAGTTACTAGAAAACAAAAAAAAGCAGATGCTATGTATAAAGCAAATCCTACATGGGCTGCTGAAGATAACTACACACCAAAAATGAAAACTGGTGGTATGGTAAATTCTAATGCTAAAGTATCTGCTGCTAAAGCTGCAACAGGTAAAGTAGGTGGAGTAAGTAAAGCAATTTCTAAAACTGCTGTTAACAGTGCATCTCCTAAAGGAAATGTAGGTGGTATATCTAAAGCTCCTACAAAAGCTTTACCAAAAGCACAATTAGGTGCAATCATTAAAACTGCTAAAACTGCAGGAAAAGCTATTACTACTGCACAAAGAGATTTAAAGGCAGCTAATTATGTTAAACAACTTGATAAGGCAAGAGGAGTTAAAGCCACAGCAGAAGCAAAAAAAGTTAATACTCTTTCAAAAATTGCAAATGCTCCAGGAGGTAAAACAGTAATTGGAGGTACATTAGCTTCAGGTATAGCTGGTTTAAATAGACTAAGTACACCTGGTAATGCTAAAGTTGCTGGTAAAGGTATGGCTTCTAAAGTAGCTTCTAAAGCTAATAAGCAAAAGATGGGTGGTTCAATGAAAGGTAAATCTTGCTAATACTTTAGATCATGGGACTTATAAGTAATGTTAAAACTGCAGTTAAAGCTGGTAAAAAAGCCTATGATGCATCAAAGGTAGCCAGTGTTAAAAAAGCAGCTGATACTGCGGCTGCCGCTAAAAAAGCAAAAGATGCTACAGCTTCAGCTAAGAAATTAGCTAAAGCAGAAAAGATTATTGCTACCAATAAAAAGGTAAAAAGAACTGTTGCTACTACGGCAGTAGGAGCTGGTGCTGGTGCTTATGGTTATAAAAAAGTTACTGAAAAAGGAACATCTAGTGCATCTAAAGGAACTGCTAGTAAAGTAGCCGGTAAAGCAATTAGTACAGCAGCTATGAGCAAAGCTACACCAACTTGGATGAAAAACAGTATGAGTAAAAAGAAGTAAGTAGGTATTATGGCAACAGCTAAGAAAGATAAGAATTGGATTCAAAAAGCAGTTAACCCTAAACACAAGGGTTACTGCACTCCAATGTCTAAACCAACTTGTACACCAAAGAGAAAAGCTTTGGCAAGAACATTTAAAGCAATGGCTAAAAATAAGTAAGATGGCAAAACAAATGCTTAAACGTAAAGATGGTAGTGTATCTCAAAGAGGTCTTTGGGATAATATCCGTGCTAATAAAGGTTCGGGTAAAGCACCCACTAAGGATATGCTTAAGCAGGAAAAAAAGATTAATGCCACTACAAAAATGAAAACCGGAGGTTCTACTCCAGCTTGGACAAGAAAAGAAGGTAAGAATCCTACAGGAGGCCTTAATGCTAAAGGAGTAGCATCTTATAGAAGAGAAAACCCTGGTAGTAAATTGCAAACTGCAGTTACTACAAAACCTTCTAAGTTAGCTCCAGATAGTAAAGCAGCTAAGAGACGTAAGTCTTTTTGTGCTAGAATGTCTGGAATGCCAGGACCTATGAAGGATGAAAAAGGAAGACCTACAAGAAAAGCTCTTTCTTTAAGAAAATGGAATTGTTAAAAATTATATATCATGGCAAAGAAATGTATGAGTTGTGGAGGCTCAATGAATAAAATGCAAAAGGGAGGAACAGCTGTTGAAAAAGCTCAAAAAGTTGTTGACCAAAGAAAATTAGAAAACATACGTAAGTACGCTAAGATGAAACAAGATAAAGGTCTTGTTCCGCCTCCTCCTCCACCGTCTAAAATGTATAAACAAGGAGGATCAGTAAAAATGCAAAAAGGTGGTACAATGAAAACTACTGTAGGTGGTCCTGCTAAGAAACCATTTGCTGCTGGAATTCCTTATTATACTGGTGCTGGTCAAACAGGACCTGAATCAATGCAAGTTGGAGGTGCACTAAAAGGAGCTAAAGCTTTATATAGAGGTAGCAAAATTGTAAAAAAAGTTCAATCTTTAGCAAATAATAAAATTACTAAAGGAGCTACAGGTCCAATGACTAAAACTGCTATGCGATTAAAAGCTGCTGGTAAAAAGAAATAAGATATGTTAAATAGTGTATTAACAATAAAGATTAAACAAAGGCTTAATAAGTTAGATAGCCAAGACTATGACAACATTGAATGTTGGCAAGTAGTTGAGGCATTTAACAAAGCTCAAGTTGAGTGGACCAGAAGACAGCTTCATGGTATCAATCTTGTCAAAGAAGGTGATGAGCAATCAACACGTAGAATTGATGACTTACAAGTATTGTTAACTACAGATGCTTTAACAACTACTAAGAAAGATATTTATTCTACTGCAGCATTACCTGTAGACTACTTACAATGGAAAAGACTAGATGTATTTGCAACTAGTTCTTGTTGTCCAGATAAACGTAGAATGGTGGTGTACTTAGCAGAAGAAGCTAATGTCAATAACTTATTAAGAGATGTAGCTAAGAAACCTAGTTTTGAATGGGGAGAAACTTTTGCTACTCTTATTAATAACAATTTAAACATCTATACAGATAATGAATTTGCAGTTGAAAACTCAAACATTATTTACTATAGACAACCTAGAAAAATACAGATCTTAAATTGTGTAGATCCTTATACTGGTGTAGCATCAACTTCTGATATTACATGTGAGTTTAAAGATGATATCATTGAAGTTATCATTGATGAAGCAGCAAGTATTCTTGCAGGAGATATAGAATCAGGAAATCAGTTCTCAAGAGGTACAGAAACCGCAGAACGCAATAACTAATAAAAATGGACAAACCTAAATTATTAAAAAGAAGTGCTGAAGCTACAGCAAGTTATTCTGCACCGGCAGGAGGTAATTGTGATTCAATGACTTCAGCTTGTGTAAGTGAGTTAATGAATGCGGCAACTAGCTTTCATAAGTTACACTTAAAAGTAAATGGTGCGGGATCATATGCTGCACATAAAGCTCTTAATGAATTATATGATGCATTACCAGGACATGCTGATGATTTAGCTGAAGGATATCAAGGGGCCTCAGAAAAACTATTAAGTTATACTGAAGTAGCACCTAGATCATTAGGAACAGTTGCAGATGGCCTAGCTTACATACGTGAGATGTATCAAATGGTAAACGGATTACAGGCTAAGATGCCTTACTCAGAGATAGTAAATGATCTAGATACTATAAAAAGCACATTGAATTCAATCAAGTATAAACTATTATTCTTGAAATAATTTTGAAATACTAAAATATTTCACTATATTAAATATATATTTATTAATTAAAACTAAAAACTATGAGTTATTTTAATCATGCGTTCCAGAAGACCTTTGTTGGTACTGAGGGATTCACAGGTTTAAATGAAGGTAAATTAGGTACACCATCAAATATTTTAAAAGGTGGTCAATTTGCCTTTGTTGATGCAAAGACTTGGAACGTTTATGCTACAGATGCAACACCAGGATGTTGTAATCTTGTATTAGCTGCAGGTTCAATTTATCGAAATGATAAAATTGGCCCATTCCACGGAGGTTATTTAGAGTCTAACAAATCTAAAGAGATTAACCCACGTTATGTAAACCGTTTCTACCGTGTAGATCCTTGTACTCCATCAGTTAACGTTATTCACGTAGGTAAAACTCCTTATACTGCAGATGGTGTATTGTCTTTGGCAATTACAAATGATGGTGCAGATATTGAAGATGGTGTATACACTGATATTCCATTAGTAGATACAACTCTTCCAACAGGAACAGGATTAGTTGCTACAATTACTGTAGTAGGTAATGTAGTTACATTTGTAGAAATTACTAATGGTGGTACTGGATGGAACACTGGTGATGTAGTTACAACATCAGCAGAATTACTTCCTTCTATCCCAGGTGAAGTAGCTGTACAACCTGAGTTTACTGTTACTGCAGGTGTTGGTGCTAATTGTTGCAAAGAGTTCTTATGTGGTGAAACTTACAGCTTACGTTTAGATGTTAAAGGTTCTCCTGCATTAAGATTCTTAAATCACAATGCTTACTTGACAGTTTCTGCTTATACAGGATGTTGTCCTGAAGGAGCTATTGCACCAGTTGCAGTTGACTCTACAGAGGTTATGATTAAATGGGCTCAACAAATTGTTGACTCTCCATTAATTAAACCATTCATTATGCCAGTAGTTATTGATGAAGCAGGTGTTGCTTGGTATGCTCCAGGAACTGATGCTGGTTTCTTAGCTAACTTCAATGTTGATACTTGGGATCACTATGTGTCTCCAGGACACGTTGATGGTGCTTGTGCAGGTTTAATCTTAAACGGTGCTTATGTAGATACTAAATTTGGAGATTGTACTTTCCAAGTTTCTGACTTCTATGAAAAAGAGCCAGTACGTTTATATGCATCTGAAACTGATTTAAATGGAGATCCATGTACATTTGATGGTATCTGTGTTATTACTGAGTGTCAAGGACGTCAAGCAATGGGTCTTGGAGAATCTGTAGCACGTGATGTAATTTTGTCAGAATCTTACAGACAAAACTTCTTTGCTACTGATCTACGTATCCGTGAGATTACTCAAGGTACTTCAGTATGGAACTACATTGACCGTAATAACTTGTATACAAGATATTACATTCAACACAATGTACCACGTTTTAACAATCCTTCATCTACATTTGATAATGATCAATACTTGTTAGAGATCATTACTGACGGAGATGTGGCTACTTTTGAAGCTTTTGTAGAAGGATGGTTAGAGAATTGTTCTCAATGTTCAGGATTAGAAGTTGTAGGATGTGAAACATCTTGCTCACCAATTGTACCTTATCCAGTAGCATAACCCTAATTAATTATCATACTAAAAGGAGAGGAGTTTAACTCTTCTCCTTTTTTTTATATTAAAGCTATGGCAAATCACGTATTAAGTTTAGAAGTACCTACAGTAATGAATTCTTGTATATTAAGAATCGTAGATACTAGTGTCTATTCAAATCTTGTACCTTTAACATGTGCTACATTAAATGTTACTGTACCGGGATTTGCATACTCAAATCAAATAGATGTCACTGCAGGGTTTACAGAGACCTTAACTGCATGTGATTTAAATTTACAAACTGTGGACTGTGGTACAAAGTATGTTGATATTCCTGATGGAGTATATATCATTAAGTACAGTGTATCACCAAATGATGTTGTATATGTAGAATACAATCATTTAAGAATTACAAAAGCATTAAAGATTTACAATGATCTTTTATGTAACTTAGATATTGCAGCATGTGATCCTCCAGCTACTATTAAGAAAAAACTTAATGAGTTGAATATGATCCGTATGTATTTAGAAGCTGCTAAAGCTAAAGTAGAGACATGTTTAGAACCAGATAAGGGAATGACACTCTATAATTATGCACTTAAGTTACTTAAGAAACTAGATTGTAAAAGTTGTTAACCATTTTAAAACCAATACATTATGGCAAATTGTTTAAATTGTAAAAAAGCATTATCATGTGGATGCCAGAAAAGAACAGCATCAGATGGTAAGTCAGTATGTTCAACATGTCTTCAAGGATATGAAGCTAGATTGAAACAAACACCAAAACCAGCAGCAACTACACCTACTCAGGCATGGGGAGCAAATAGATATAAAAAACAAATATAAGTACCATGGCATGTTTATGTACTAGAGCAACTAATTTACAAGGAAGTGAACAAGTCACAGGATATAGATATATAGACTGTGATAAGAATCTTCAATATTATACACCTTTAGCTCCAGGTGAAACTGGGCCTAAGATCTGTGTAAGTACATGGATTCCTGTAGGTTTACCTGCTGGTACATTTGAATATTTTGGTGATTGTGTTGATAAAGAATGTCCTACTACAACACCTTACACATTCTACTCATGTCGTGAAGATATACCTCCTTTTTGTGTTGAATTAACAGAAGCTATAATAACTAAAGCTGAACAATTACAGACTAATTGTTTTAAGATTAGTTCACAACTTATCAATGGTGTATTTACTGGATTTCCTAGTTATGAAGGTTGTGCAGAACCAATTAAAGTTACTGTAGAACCAATAAATAGTGTAGAGTGTGAAAACGCATGTCCTGTACAGTGTTATTCTATTAGTGGAGGAACAATTACATACGTAGATAGTTTTGGAGACCTTACTGCTCAAGTAGGTCCTGCAGAGATTTGCTCTAAGACTTACCCTTATGTTGAAAGTGTTGATCCAGTAACTATTGAATTGAATGGTTTCTGTGTAAATGAAGTATGTACACCTTATTGTTTTTTACTTACAGATTGCCAAGGAATAGAAGACCCAATTACAAGTACCTCACAAGAATTAGTATACTACTATTTATCTGGAGAAGTTATTAAGATTAATGGTTATGATACTTGTTGGACAGTAGGTCTTAGTGATGATTGTAGCTGTGCTATTGATGTAACTATTACACAGTTCTATGCAGACTGTAAAACATGTGTTACACCTGTAGCTTATAAAGTAACAGATTGTAGTAATGCAGCAATAGTAAAATACACAACAGATGACTTATCTGCTTATGTGGATAAAGTAGTAGAATTAGATTGTGGAGGATGTTGGACAGTTGAGTTGATCAACATAGTTCCGCCATCTGATGTAACTATAACTGTATTATTTTCATATGATACATGTGATGCATGTAGTCAAGAATACTGGAGACTTGTAGATTGTGCTGGAATAGAAAATGATATTATTACCATTACTGACCTTTCTGTATATGAAGGTAAAGTAGTTACATTGACATGGTGTCCTAAAATATGCTGGACAGTAGAAAGTACACGTGAAGCAACAGATGCTACTATAGTATTTGTAGATGTAGAGTATACAGATTGTCAAGAATGTACAATTGCAGTTAATCCTTGTCTATGTTCTACAGTTACTAACTTACGTACAGTTGCTACTCAATTTAGATATATTGATTGTTCAGGTAAACAACAAGCAACTGAGTTATTACAGGTAGGAGAAACTTCATCTAAGTATTGTGCAAGAAAGTGGATAGCACCAGATAATTATATTCTTTATTATGGAGAATGTGGTAATCCTGAACCAAATGTATATACATGTCCTACAGTTCCTTTACCAAAAAGAAGTGTAACACCAGGATATAATACACCGGCATGTACAACAGAATACTTTGATAAAGTTTCTTGTGCATATGCTGAAGTAATGTATTCTATTGCTTTAGAACAAAGATATGGTATAACATCTTGTTGTGCTGAAGACTTAGAAAAATGGGAAATTAAATATGAATTACTTATGATGGCAGCAATGCTGGATCCAGATTATGTATGTACACCCAGTAGCACATGTTGTGAACCAGGTTTACCTAAATCTACTGGAACTTGTAATTCTTAATTAATTTTAGTATATTATTAATATATATAAAAGTATGAAACCTGTAAATTTAAATACAGCTCCTTGTGCACCAATATCATCTAATTGTGTGATATGGCAAGGTCCTAATGTTCCTTGTATTAATCTATGTAATGGTGATACAGTATCTGATGTAGTTTTTGCATTAGCTACTGAACTATGTACAATCTTAGATACTCTGGATGTAGCAAACTATGATTTGACATGTTTCAATCTTACAGCTTGTGCACCAAGTAATTTTCATGATTTAATACAATTCTTAATTGCACAGATTTGTGCAGCTAATGGAATCACTGTAGCTCCAGATAAGACAACAGGATGTCCAGATTGTTTAGTATCAGTTGCACCTTGTTTTGTAGAAGGTGGTGTAACTACTATGAACTTAACAGACTATGTAAATGCTATTGCTAATAAGATCTGTAATATTATTGATGAGATTGCTGTAATAAATAATGCTCTTAATGTATTAGATATCAGAGTAACTGCTTTAGAAAATGAACCGGATCCTGTATTTGAGATTCCTTCTTTTATAGTAGAGTGTGATATTGATACATTAAATGAAGGAGATACTTATCAGATTGATGTAATCTTAGAGGCTTTCATTAATAATGTATGGTGTTCTTTCTATTCTGCTACAGGTACAGCATCTGAAATACTAGCAGTATTAGAACCAAACTGTACATTAAGTACAGATATTACTACAGATCCAAACTGGATTGCAAGTCCACAGAATTTAGCTGATGCTATTAATAATATCTGGGTGGCTTTATGTAATCAAGTAACTCCAACAGTTGC